ACCTAATTCAGTATCAGTTGTAGCACTTGTAGCTACCTTACCACTTGCATTAGCTATTAAAGCTCTTGATGCAGTTAAATTTGTTGATGTTATAGTTGTAGCAGCACCAGTAATTGCAACTTGCTTATTATTAAATGTATTCCAATCTGTAGAACTTAAAAATCCATTAGATGCAGTTCCAGACTGAGAAATGGAAACTACTCCAGAAGCAACACTTATTGGAGCAGTTCCAGATATAGCAGATTGAGCTCTTGCTGAAGTAAAATATTGATTAGCACCTTCTGCAATATTAGTAGTTGTTAAAACAACAGTTCCAGAAGCACCGTTTACAGTTGTAACTGGGAAAGCAATGTTTGTATTTGAAGCACTTGTTATTCTACCTTTAGAATCTACAGCGATTGTAGGAACAGCAGTTGTTGTACCGTAAGTACTTGCAGTAACACCAGTGTTAGCCAATGTTAAAGCAGCAGTAGCGTTTGCACTACCATTGAAGCTAACTGACCATGCAGCGTCTCCAGTTGCAGATATTGTTCTTGCAGTTGAAAGTACGTTTGCAGCGTTTGCTGTACCAGCTAAGTTACCTTCTACGTTAGCAACCAATGTGCCAACAGTATATCCAGTTCCAGTAGTGTCTACTACGTTAGTAGGTTCATCTACTAAACCAGTAAAGAACTTAAACTTACCAGCATCAGAAGCATCTCTAAACAATCCAGTAAACTCAACACGAGTTTGAGCTGAATCATAATATCTACCATAATATCCTATGTCTACAGCATCTGTAGTGTTATTATCGTTAGCAACCTCAAACAATGGGTCTTTAGAAGATATTGATTGAGTATTTACATAAGTAGCTGTACCATTGATAGTTAAATTACCACTTACAACTACGTTATTAGGGAAAGTAACATCATTTGTAAATCCAACAGTTGTAGTGTTACCTACAGTGTTAGCTGCAATTTGATTTGCAGTTCCGTTTATTGTTGTTATACCTTGGTCAGTCCAAGTAGCTGTAATTGTACTTGCATCTTGTTCTGTTAAGGTTAAAGTCTTAGTTGATGTACCAGTTACTGCAGCAGATACGATAGAACGATTGTAAGCTATATCGTATTGGCCTAATTTAACCGTAGTAGGAATCGCATAACCAGCAGTTAAGCTAAGAATACCACTTCCAGAAGAATAGTCTAAACCAACAGCGTTTTCGCTGAAAGCTGCTCTTGAACGAGCATCTGTGTAATATAAGTTAGTGCCTTCTGCTAAATCTGTTGTAGACTTTGCAGCAAAGGCAGTATTAAATCTTGCTTGAGTATAGTAAAGGTTTGTACCTTCCGCTAAGTTTGTAGTAGTCTTTGTACCGAATCTTGAGTCGAATCTTGCGTCTGTCCAGTAAAGGTTGGTACCTTCAGCTATATTAGTAGTTGTAAGGCTTATTGAGGCTCCTAATGCTAAAGAAAGGCCATTGATAGTAACTGAGCTATTTGTCAAACTTGCGTTAGGAATAGAGCCTAAATTAAAGTTTCCAGTAGTGCTATTGTAAGCAATACCAGTTCCAGCAGTTACACTTAAAGCACCTCTACTTCTTGCATTAGTAAAGTACAAGTTTGTACCTTCTGGTAAGTTAGTAGTTGTTTTAGTTGCAAAGTTAGTTGCAAAGTTTGCATCACCTCTTGCAGTTGTAAAATAAAGATTCGTTCCTTCTGCCAAGTTCGTTGTGCTCTTAGCAGCGAAAGCTGAATCAAATCTACCTTGAGTATAGTATAAGTTAGTTCCTTCAGCGATGTTAGTTGTAGTACCAGCTACATTCTCCCATACAGCTAAAGAAGAGTTATATTGTAAAATGTTGTCATTTGCAACACTTGTAATTCTTACGTTATGAAGTTCATCTAATTCGTATCCATTGTCAACCTTAACATAGATTTTACCTTGTGTCTTGTGAGCATAAACTACAAAACCAACAATAACACTATGTTGTGGAGCTACTGGTTTAACCTTAGTAATTGCACCTGGCGTAGTAGGAGAAAGATATAAAATATCTCCATCATTCCAATCTTCTAATTGTAAGTCTCCAGTTGTATCGATTCCAGTAACTAAACCACTTGATGTAATAAAACCTTCTTGATTGTTAGCAATATTTTCAGCTACTAAACCTAAAGTATCAGTAGAGTTAGCATCGTTATTAGCTTGTGCTAAACCAACAGCTAATCTTTGACCTTGAGCAGCAGTAATTTTAACTACTTGGTAAGCAGATTTATTTAAAATGCTACCAGAGTTATTAAGCACTCTTGCAACTTGCTTTTGACCTAATGGCAATACTACATTACCGCCCATCAATCCTAAGTCAACAGTGCCCTCAGAACTATTCCAATACATCTTAGCTACAGCATTAGCCTCACCAGCACCAGTATTATATTGTACGAAATCTCCTTGAACACCACCATCTGCAGTTGCAATAGTGATAGTCGGAGTTAAGGTTCTTAAAGTATCGTTATAAGCCCATGTAATACCAGTACCATTCTGAATCAAACTTGCTACTGTATCATCAATTAAATCTTGTATCTGAATGCCACCTCCAGTAATGATTAAATCACCATTTATAGTTAACGTACCAGTAATTGTAGCTGCAGTAGTTGATAGAGAAAGAGCAGTATTTATACCGCCACCATCTTGTACTGGTTGTAAAGTACCACTTACTCCAACATTATTAGCACCAATCTGTAGTACTTGTCTATATGTATTTTTTACCGCTTTACCTTGAAGAGTAGCCATTATATTTTAATTTTTTTTATTTTATTAACCATTTTATATAGTTCTTCTGAAGCCGACAAGAATAAGAATGGTCTATGGGGCAAATTTACTAAATTTCCATTACTCCGTTTAAAGGTAAGTGCATAGGCCTCAAGTTTATTCATACTTAAGTTTCTATATACTGGAATTTGAAAATCATTACCAGTACCAAACTCTACAAAAGGGGAGTAATTAGATTGTCTACCCATACGACCTCCAGAGCCAACTCTTGCTCCTGCATTCATATTGTAAGGAGTGCTGTAAATAGAAGCCTTTAATAAACCAGTTTTGCCTTGTGGTGCCCTTGCTCTTGCGTTATTCTCTATCGTTATTACAGATTCATTGATTATCTTCTGCACTTGCTGAGTAATCAAATGAGGTGCCTCTTTTAACCTTTTTGATAGGTTAGTAACACTTGCTGTTTTATTTATAGTAAATGACATTAAGTAGTTTCCCAGGTTGTACTGATATTCTCCCAGAAAGCAGTAATACTATCCCAAGTACCAACTCTCTTTAAGGTAGAACAAGTGATTCTTAAATAGTTGTGACCATCAAATTCATCTATAACGCTGCTAATCAAGTAGATATTACCTTCAAAAGCAATAGTAAGGTCATTAGAAATAGAGATACTATTGGCATCCCTTATCCTAAAAACAATGTTATCTGATATAGAATCCTTACCAGCTATGTTTGTCTTGTTTTGATTCTCCCTAAATATCTCAGCCCAACAAGTATAATAGTCAACATCAGTTAAGACTTGACCACCAGCACCGTCAGATTCTGAAACCTTAGATTGGAAAGTAATCCTATTTTTAAGTCTACTTATCATTATAATATTATGCTTACTCGTTTATAAGGCTTCATTAGTTCGTATGCAGATGCTATGTTAGCATTTGGTTTGCTATCTTCTACAGAAGATTCTCTGTAATCATATAAATCAGCAAGTATCTTATACAAGGCTGTTTTCATAACTGCAGGAGTTGTAGCGTAACCACAAGTATAAGTAAATCTAAACTCCATGTGACTAAAAGAGTTCATGTATATTTTCTTATAGGTAGTTCCTAATACGTTGTATTGTGGTATAGTAATTTCTACCCAGCTATCGTTATCCCAATATTCAACTTTAGTAATATTGTTAAGTGGTGCGTATGGTAGTTCAATAAACTCATCCACATAAGCCACAACTTGTAAAGTACGAGCTGTCATAGCCACACCAGCATATTTCTCTAATCTAACCCTTGCAGAAGTTATCAAAGAGCTAATTAAGTCGTTATCATCATCAAAATCAACCCTTAGATAGTTCTTAGCTTCAGACAATGTTATTGGTTCTGAAACTGGCTCTACTGTGGTTGTGACATCCCTTATAATCTGCATATACCATTATTTTTACAAAAATAACTAAAGTTTGTCATACCTCCATTTGAAGCCTCCGCAGGTCTTAAGTTTGCCTAAAGCTACTCCGCTTACGTTGTTTATGTTATAAGCCTTTTCAGCTTCAGTTACATTTCTCCATTCTTTAACAAATTCATTATCTTTTGTATATTGATAAACCTTACGAGCTTTTCCGCTATTTAAACTTTGTTTTAGCTTAGTCTCTTCTGAACTTTTTTTGCCTTTGTAGCCTTTTTGATTTTGAGGCAACTTAGCTATATGTTCTGCACTCTTTTTTTTACCTTTAGCAGATTCTGACATTTTACGCTTTGTTTCTTCTGTATGTCTACCACTTTTATCAGCAGTTGTAACTAAAAAACAATTAAGATTATCATTTTCAGTACTATTATA